GACGCTACGACTTGGGAAAAAGTTGTGAATGTTGTTAACCCCCTTCTCGATGATATTCGTAGAAGAAGAGGTATTACGGACTATAAGGTTGTCTGTGATGAAACTGTGAACACTCCTGTTCGGGTTGATAGGAACGAATTATGGTGCAAAGTTCTTATTAAGCCTACCAAGGCAGCGGAAATTGTTATCTTCGAACTGAACCTTACGAGCCAATCGGCAACTTTCTAAAGGATTAAACTATGGCTAAATCATCTTATTATGCTAACAACTTAAACAGAGACCTTAACGAAACTGAGGGGTTACCTGTTATCTCTCAAGATTTAGACTCTGTGAGAGCTTATCAGTGGGAGATAACCTTCTTCCCACCATCAGACATCGAAATTCCTCTGGGTTTTTCTAAGCCTCTTACAATAGCTGCTAAAAAAGTTACAGGAATGATGGCTCAGGTTGAAGATATTCTTGTTAATAGAGTTAATGATGTTACTTACTACCCTGGTAGACCTTCTATGGGTGAGCTTGAAGTGACCTTTGATAATTTATTAAAGACTAAGGCTGGTGTTCAGTTGTACAAGTACTTTACTACAGTTTATGATCCTGCTACAGGGGAAATGACTTCTACTTTCTTGGATACCCCAGGAAGATTTAAGACTACTGCCGAAGTTCTTGAGCTTGACGGTAAAATGTCTCCAGTTTCATTGGTTAAGCTTGTTGGTCTTTACCCCAAAAGATTCGCTAAGGCTGAGAAAAACTACGCCACTAACGAATTTGATACGGCTATAGTAACTTTTAGATACGATTATATTCTTCATACAGGTGACACTGCATAAAAACTAACTATAATAACTAGAGTAAAAGCCCAACTCAGCCTGTGTCTTTGGTTGGGTTGGGTTTTCTAATATAATATGGATTTCTTTACAGATTTATTAACTAGCTACGCACTTCTTAAGAAGAGGAAGTTTCGTATCACCTTAGATGAGGCAGGTAAGAAGCCTGATGAATTAGGTAAACCTCCTTCATTTGCCGCTCTTCTTAAGATGCGGGATAGTAATACTAAAGCTGATTCAACTGTACAGGCTACAGTAAAGTTACTAACCTCTATGTTTCCAGGGGTTGATGTAGAGTCCCCTACTATTCCAGGCAAACAATCAGTAACTAGCCAACCTAATTTAGCGTTGGCGAAAGGTTTAAGTGATGAATTACAACTTATCCCTGGATCTGAGCCGATCCAAACTGTTACTGAAGAAGAGGAGAAGAAGGAGAAGAAGAAGCCTACCACTAATGGTGACTCTGGTTCTAATACTGAGACTGTTGGTACAGATGAGGGTTGTGGTGCTGGAGTTGTTTGGCCCCAACACCCAAAATCTCCAATAGTTAAGAAGAATTGCTCTGTTGATTCTACTGTGCTTGGATGGTATAGAACTGCTGTGGGTAGATATTATTGGGGGGGTGGAGAGGGAGCGGAAGAAGCTGGGGTAGCTAAAACTCCCCAAGCTTATTATTTAGAAAACAGTAATGAAGGTGCGGCATTACTAGATTTATATAAGGATAGCCCAGAGGTTAGAACTCAGCTTATAAAGCTTATGGATAGGGGGTGGGATGCCACTGAAGGTAAACCTGAAAGTGAGTTCTATGATCCAGAAAAGAAAAGATCTATATTTGCAGTCTTAAATAAAACTATTAGGGAAGGTAAAGAAAGGGGAGTGAAGTTAGGTACTCTTGGGGATATGGATTTAGGGAAAGTTATAGCCACTGAGGAGCAAGTTTTGGGTGCAGTATCTACTATGATAAAGTCTGTAGATATAGTTAGGAACAAAAATAGGGCTGCTGACAACGAGCTATCTTTTATTAGGGATAATTTAAACTTTGTAATAAGTGAGGATGGTACTAGAGAACTATACTTTAACGCTGGGGATGACACAGGTATTAATTTTACCGCTGCTCCTGGTATGGCTGATAGATTCTTAAAGGATTTTGATAATTACAATAACTTTTTAGAAAAGAAGAAAGATGATGACCCTGATTTTGACTCTTCCTTATACTCCATACCTATTCAGGATAGAGAATCCAATTATAGGAATAGTGACGCTGCGTTAGACTCTAATCAAGTAGTTACAGAATTATCGGAACAAGCAGATCAAATAATGCTCTTATTGTATAAGCCAGATAGTGAGGATCGCAAGAAGGGATCTAAAACTAATCACCAACGGGCTGCTGAATTATATACTGACCTGAGAGATAAGTGGGGGGATAATCTTAATAAAGCATTACGGGTTATCCAGTCTGATTTACCTAGTGAGGGTTTTGCGCTAACAGAAGAGTGGACTCTGGTACAAGATGCAGTAAAGAATTTAAAATCAGACTATGGAGACTTACAGTTTGAGAAGTTTGCAGAGAAGCTAATAAGACTTCGTGCAGATCAGGTTAGGGGTTGTGGTGCTGATTATATACTAAGGGTTGGTACTGGGGGAGGGAAGAAAGGTTTTAAGTCTGATCAATTCTATCTATTTACTGATAAAGATAAGGCTAAGAAATTTCAGGGAACTGGGTTTGATAAAACCCCACAAAACATAAAGCAATTAGTTACTGGAAGTGTACCCCCAGAAAAGGCAGAGCAAGCGTGGAAAGATTTTAAAAATAGATGGGGAGATGTATCTGATGACCAAGAGGTTTATGTAGGGTATGACAGTTTAAAATACGAGACGACTGGTAGATACCGTATGGGTAAACAACCCCCAGTCAGAACTATTACTAGTACTTTATCTAGTGAA